ATCTCACGTAAGTGTTGGAGCAATGGCTAGATTAGTGAAAGAAAATGATGATAGTGATGTATTAATGGCGACTAACATGGTTGGAGCGGAATTATCTTTAGTTGTATGCCCTGGAGTTCCTGGCGCAAGTATTCAACAAACAATCAAACAAATTCAAGCTAAAGAAAAACGTGTAGTTCCTTTAAGAGAAGATATTAATTCTTTCACAGAGTATAAACTTGCAAAAGTAAAAAAAATTGTAGAAAAAGAATCTCTTAAAGAAAAAGAAGTTGAAAAGGAAATAATTGAAGATAAACAAAAAGAAAAAATTGCAGAAATAAAAGAGGATAATGAAGTTGTTAATGATAAGTTAACAAAAGAAACGATTAATATGGAATTAAAGGAGGAAAGCAAAATGACGGAAGAAAGTATAAAAACACTTCAAGAAGAACTTAAAGTTTCAGGAGTAGCCCTTGAAGAAAAAGCAAAGAAATTGGAAGAAGCAGAAGCTAAACTTCAAGAAATTAAAGTCGCACAACGAAAAGAACTTGAAGAAAAGTATAAGAAATTAGCTGAAGAAAAAAGTATGGCAGCGCTAAATGTTTCTGAAATATCTGATAAAGGTATTATGACATTAATGGAAACATTAAATCAGGTGAAGGTGATTAAAGAGGAAGAGGCTAAGGAAGAACCTAAAGAGGAAGAACCTAAAGAGGAAGAGCCTAAAGAAGAGCCAACTGATGAAACAAAAGGTGAAGTAGGTACTGAAGAAAAAATGGAAAAATCAAACGAAGAATGGAATGAGTATGTTTTAGAAAGAAGTAAACACAACGAATTTGAATTATACACAGAAGAATATAATCCAAAGTTTAAAAGATTAAGTTCTAGAAGGGCTGAATAAGGAGGTTAATGAAAAATGGCAGCAACAGGAATAGGAAACCCAGCTGGTGCGGTTATCACTTATGATGGCGGAGCACCAAGAATAATTACAGGTCTAGCTAGAGCACAAACAATTTCTGGCGGAGTATTTGTATTTGCATCTGGAGCATCAGGAGTTGTAAGCTCAGGACTAAATAGTCTAGCAACATCAGATTTATTGTTTTCAATAGATGCATCAGGCGCACAATTTAACGGTATTTGTTTACAAGATGTAGGAAGTAATGAAGCAATCAGTGTTGTAACTAGAGGAACATTTCTATTAGTATGTAATGGAAACACCGCTCCAGGAGTTTTAGTTAAATGTGACGGAAATAACGCAGTATTGCCAGTAGGCTCACTTGCAGGAAATCTAGCAGCACAAACACCAATAGGTAGAGCTGTAACACAAGGCGCATCAGGCGGATACATATTAGTAGACATCCACGGCTAAGGAGGTAAGAGAAAAATGAATAAAAATTATATTAAAGAATATTTAATGACCGGTACAGGAACAGAAGGTCAGTTATTAATACCTCGAAAAATCCACGATACAATAATCGCGGAAGTAGATAAGGCATTAATCCCACGAAGTGAGGCAGCATTATATGTTCCTCCAGCAAGTGTTCCAGGTTCAAGTTATGATATTGACTTAGAATCTCCAAATACAATGTCAGCAAGATTGACTGGTGAAGGCGCAGAATTTGTTATCGATTCACAAGACTTTTCATCCCTTAACGTTAAACCAAAAAAGTATGGTACAGCATTAAGGATAACTAAAGAAATGATTGAAGATAGTAAGTTTGAATTGCTTAACAGACAAATTAGAAAGGCAGGAAAGAAGTTGGCTGAAAATGAAAACAGTTTGATTATTTCCGACGCTTTAGACAATGCAACCAATACAGTGACTGGTGGAGCAGCAATAACAATTGCTAACATTACAAGAGCTATGCAATATTTGGAAGACAGCGATTATAACCCAACTACATTTGCAGTAGGAATGGAAGTATTGAATGATTTAAGAAACATTGATACATTCACTGAATACAATAAAGTTGGTAACAGAGAAATGCTTGAAAGAGGGTTTTTAGGAACTATCTATGGTATGTTAGTACTTAAAGTATCTACTAATGCAGGAATGACAACAACAAGTTCATTCGTATTTGATAGAGATGAAGCATACGCTATTGTCGAAAAGAGAACAATTACTATAGAAAACTTTGACTTGCCATGTTACGACATGAGTGGAGCAACAGTTTCTCAAAGGATTGGAGTTCGATATATGAGAGCAGGAGCTATTGCTAAAATAACAACCACTTAAGGTTGTTTTATTTTTTTATTTTTATTAATAGTAAAGCAAATCCTCTGAATAGCAAGTAGTATGCTTGTATCAGAGATAAACGATGAGTAGGAGGAAAAACAAATGAAAGATGGAATAAAAAGAAGAGATTTTTGGGTTAAGAACCTTAAAGTCGATGGAATAGCTGAAGGAATAGGCGTTCCTGTAACTAATGGAAATTCATGGTATGTCGACGGAGATAGAAGTAGTTCTGGAAATGGAACTTCATGGGATGAAGGATTCGCAACAATTCAAGAAGGGGTAACTGCTTGTTCTGCAGGAGATATAGTTTATGTAGTAGGAAGAGTACATACAGATTATGATACTGACCCAGTAAGTTATGCTGAAACTGTAATAATTCCTTACGCAGCATCAAGCATTGCAATAATTGGTGTAAGTAGAGGAAGAACACAAGGTGGATTACCGCAAATTAAAATTGGCGCAGGGTCAACCGCAATGATTACTGTTAGAGCACCAGGATGTCTAATTGCAAATATAGGAATCAATGGTTATGGTTCAACAGGTGGAGGAATATTACTTGACGGTGATAATTCTACTAAAGCAGCTTTTGGAACAAGTATTATGAATTGTCATTTAAAAAATTGTGTAGTAACCACAAAAACAGCAAATACTGGTGGAGCAATTTATGGTGGAAGTACACAAACTCCTTGGCAAGTATTAATTTCAGGATGTAGATTTTATAAGAATGAAGTTGATATTGCTGTAGTAGGAACAGAAACTGTACCTCAAGATTGGGTTATTGAAGATTGTATATTTTCAGGACCAGCAGCGAATACAAATTGTAATTTATGGCTTAAAGGTGGAGGTTCAGGAATTAATGGAGTATACATTAATAATTGTATATTTCCAGCATTACCGGCACTTAGTGCGGGAGATACATCACGTTTTGGTGATTTAACTGGATGTGTTGGAATAATGAGTAATTATACTTTCGGTGCTCAATCAGCAGCAACTGGTGGAACAAGACTTACTTGGATTGCGGCAGGAACAGCAATGAAGATTCCAACAACTGTATTCATGGCTAATAATCACGGAACTAGTATCACAGCGGGAGAATCTGCACCAATTACTAGTGCGGCATAAACTTGAACAATTTTTTTTATTTTTTTTATTTTTTATAATTATGGAGGAACGATAAAATGAGAAGTGGATTAGGACCAGAAGAAGATAAATATCACATTATTAATTTTGCAAAAAGCACAGGAGAACACCAAAGTGTTGATGCGACAACAGCAATGGCTGTATTCGTTGCGCCTAAGGCATGCACAATAGTAGATATAGGTTTAGCAGTTACAACAGCAGTGGCAGCTCATACAACAAATCATTGGACTATAGCAATTGTTAATCAAACTGGAGATGGCAGTATTTTAAGTGATAATTTCGATACAGATTCAGATAATTCAGGAAATGGTGGAAGAAGTTTAACTGCTGACACTCTTAATAGTTTATGTGATAATGGCGCAGGAAATAATTATTTACAATCACAAGTATTAGCAAAAGGAGATGTATTAGTATTAACTGCAACAAGAGCAGCGTCAGGAACAGCTTTAGCAAATCCTGTAATTGTAGTTCAATACAGATAAAATTAAATTTAAAGTGCAAGCGAGCACGAAAAGAACCAAGCGAGGTAAACAAATAAAATGACAACTTGGAATTTAGGAAGCGTATCAGATGTTTTATGGGGTATGATAGAGAATATTCCCTCTTCTATTTCTGGAACGACAATGCTTAATATGATAGACCAAGAACGTCAGTATATGGAGTGTTTTTTAAGTCTTTCTATAGGAAGTACTTCTATAGAAACTAAATACCAACCCTCATTGATTTCTTTAAGTGCCGCCTCGCTATTAAGAAGTATGGAACTAGTAGGTGTAGATGCTACATCAATAAAACTAGGAGACTTTAGTGAAAATAAAGGAGGGGCAAGTAATGTTTCGAAAGCTGCTAACTTTTTTGCAGATGATGCACAAAAGAAACTAGATTGTTTATTAAAAACATCTAGTGAATATGGAAGCTTTCATTTTTTCAAAGCCAATGGTTAAATGGCAGGAATGTATAACGATATTAAATCATTGATTGAAAAGCGCGGACAACCTGTAAGATTTAGGTATTTTAATCAATCACTTAATGCAGGAAGTTATGATGATGATACTGCTCTAACTCAAAGCGGAACTGATTTATGGATTAGTGGATTCCCGCAAGTAATTAGAGAAACTAGAGGAAGTAAAGACGCGGTATTATTAGAACAAGGATTGGTTACAAGCGATGATTTAAAGTTATATGTTGAAGGAATTACTAGAACTGACGGAATGTTTAAAGTAGGATTATTTAATTTAAGTGCGGGAAGTCCAACAACTGATGAATATGCTATAATAGAAAAAGGTACTGAAGCGCCTTTATTGAATGGCAGTGTAATGTATAGAAAATTGTATTTAAGAAAATTAACTACAGGGAGCATTTTTGGCGAGGTTTAATAAATGGCAATATTAAAAGAAGTTACTGGAACTAAAGGAAATTGGGTAACTTATGAATTATTAGGTACAAAAGATGTAATAGATTATATGAATCAAGTTAATCAAAGAATTACTACAGTAGTTCAAGCACAATTAGTTACTGAAGGAGTATTTATGGAAAATGAAGTTAAAGCAAGTATTGCGGGAAATAGAGCAGAACCTAAAAGTGTTGATACAGGTCAGTTTATTAATGATGTTGAAATGAGATTTTTAGACAGAAATACTGTCGAAATAGCTGCTCGTAAAACATCTTATGCGAAATATTTAGAGTATGGAACTTCAAGATTACCCGCAAGACGGCATTTTAGAAATAGTGAAGCACGTAACAGAAAAAAAATAAACAAACACATGACTGAAGCTATAAGAAAAGCGATAGCTTCTTGCAAGAGTAAAGGTTTAGACCCGAGCATTATAGGATTATAAAATGGTAAATAAAAATGGTTAGTTCGACCACATTCATATCGGATACAGTAAAGTGGCTTAGGAATAGTCTTATCGCAAACATTTCAGACCCTGTTACTCATTCCGGGGATGAAAAATTTGTAATGACTAGTTATCCACACCGACCTGTTAGATACCCAATTATTACAGTAAGATGTATTGGAACACCAATTAATAAAAATATTGGTATAGGAACTGAAATCCATATTGCAAGCATGCAAATGGAAGTTAGAATATGGGCACGTAATGAAGTAGAACGTGACGCATTAACAGAACAAGTATTTAATTTTTTGCGAACAAATCAATATCCGGCAGGTACAACAAATACAAGCACGCAACAAGAATTATGGAATTTCAGTATTACAAGTTCAGTTCCAGTAGATGAAATGAATGGAACACAACCTATTAAATCGCAAGTTATTAGTGTACAATATGATTTTTTTGTAGGAGGTAATTAAAATGAAAGTTAAATATAAACAAAGTTTTCCAGGAATGTTTTTAGAATTAACTTGGCAACCAGGAGAAATTAAAGAATTAAAGGATGATATTGCATTAAAAGTGTTAGAAAATAGTGATTTTGAAAAAGTTGAGACAATAGTTTCATCTAATAAAACAAGTTATAAAAAGAAAATAAAGGAGGAAGAATAAAATGGTAAATTATGGTGTATCAGACCAAAATAAAGTCATACTTTATTACGAGAGCGGAACTTATGCTACTCCTAATACAGGAACTAAATATTGGCCTGGTCTTGTAACAGCTCATGACCCAGGCGAAACAATTAATGTTGTCCCTTTAAGATATGTTGCTGGAACAGGAAGAAATGTAAACAAATTTGTACAAACATCAGAGGAATATGATGGGTCATTATCATACCATCCTCAAGACTGGAGATTTTTAAAGTTTGCTTTAGGAAGTTGTATTGATGGGGGAAGTCCTACATACGAGCATAGAATTGGAGAAACTAATAGTTCAGACGATTGTTTTGAAGTTCCTTGTCAATCATTGCCTTCATTTGCAATAGAAGATACTCACAGTATAGTTACAGGATGTAATTTGCAGAGAACAATGAAAGGGTGTGTAGTTGATAATATGACTATTAATGCTCCAGAAGGAGATATGATGTCAGTAGATATTTCATATACAGCTCAACAATTACAGTTTCATAGCGGAGCAGCAAATGCGGTAACTGAAAGAGTAACAAGACCTTATTTAACTTCGGATTCAGCTTTATTAATTGGAAGTCCAGACATAGGTCCTGCGTATCCTAACGTTAAAACTTGGAGTTTAGAAATTGCAGAAAATCTTTCTAAACCTAATTATGCAGATGGTAATAGGTATAGAGGAAAACCAATACCTACAAGCAGGGATTATACATTAAATGTTACTTTAAACGAACACAGTGAACAGAATAAAATATTGTATGATAAATACTTTATTGGTGGAAGCGAGTTTAATACTGAATTAAGGATTTTAACTAACAGTGCAGCTCTCGGAAGTGTGTTCTTGTATATGAGTGGATGTGAACTTATGGACATGAATGACCCCACAAATCCTGAAGGCGAAAACGAAGTAACTTTAGTAATAAGACCAACAAAAATTAATGCTATAGTATATGATAATATACAGTATTATAATAATTGGTCTGGCGTAGGCTTCTAAGCCTATTTTTTATTTTTTTATTATTTTCAAGCGAGAAAATAATGATGAAACCAAGCGAGGTAAAGCAAATGGAATTATTAACAAAAGAAGATTTATTATTTAAAAGGAATGAGAAAGAAGAATTAATACCTAAAAAAATAGAAATAAAATCATTAAAGAAATTTATAAAAATAACACCAATTGTATATGGTGAATTTCAAGAATATCAATTTCAAATGGATAGAGAAACAGGATTAATGCCTGCAAAATTAGCAATAAGCGTAATAAAAAAACATTTAATTGAACCCGTATTAACTGATAAAGATATGGAATCATTATCTTCAACGATGGGAAATTTAATATTATTAGAAATTATGAAATATAGTAGTATAGTAAGTACAAAAATAGATTCAGAAAAGGATGATATAAAAAATTAGTAAATGATAGGAGAAAGACAAATAATTATATGGATATGATTAACTTTTTACATAACAAAGGATATAATTATTTTACAATTCCTAAACTAACAATTACTGAAATAAATATGTTATTAGAAGTAGAAAATAAAATTGCTAGAAATAATAAAAAAAATATTAATTCACAACCTAAAATAAGGAGAATAAAATAATATGGCAGGATTTATGGGTGGAATGGCAGGCGGGGCAGCAGTAAATATTTTAATTAAAGCTATAGATAACTATAGTAAAGAGTTCAAAAAATTTAATTCAGGAACAGATACGTTAAGTAAAAATGCCAAAAAGACACAAACATCTTTTTTAGGATTAAATAAAGCGACTCTTAATTTAGCAAAAGGATTCGCAGCTGTAGGAGTTGCTGTAGGGGCTATGGCGGTTGCTTTTGGAGTTAGTGCAGTTAAAGCCTCTATGAAATTAGAAAAAGCTATGATGGGATTAACTACTGTTGCAAATGCTTTTGGAGTTAACGCTGATGAGGCCACTAAAGCTGCTATATCTTTATCTCAAGATGGATTAATGTCTGTTGCGGAATCTAGTGAAGGATTAAAAAACCTTTTAGGCGCGGGATTAAATTTATCTCAAGCAATAAAATTAATGGAAGGATTTAAAGATTCCGCAGCATTTAATAGACAAGGAACATTAGCTTTTGGTGAAGCAATTGTAGGGGCAACCCAAGGTATAAAAAATCAGAATTCTATATTGGTTGATAATGCAGGTATTACTAAAAATCTAAGTATGATATTAAAAGAAGCAGGGTATACTATGCAGGACATGAGCGATTCTACAAAAGGGGCAGCGGCAACTGCAGCTATGTATAATGGTTTATTAAAAGAGATGTCTATTTTTGAAGGAGATGCTGCGAAATCATCTCAGACCCTTGAAGGACAACTTTCTATGTTAAGAACTGAAATGTTTATGTTAAAAGCTGAAGTGGGAGATAAATTATCGCCAAAAATTTCTGAATTAGTTGAATTATTATTACAAAATAGAGAAATGATTGCGGAAGTTGCGAATGCTATTGGAACAGTTTTAATATGGGCATTAGAATTACTCTTTAAAGGATTACATAAAATTGATATACTAGCCGCAACCCTTGCCGCAAGATGGAATCAATTAATAAATAGTTTTATGGTAATGAAAGAAGTATTATCAGGAGATATGGGATTTAAAGAGGCAGCGTGGCAATTAAGTAAATTAAATGAGATTGCAGGTAATTTTATTGATAAAGTTGCTAGTGGTGAGTGGCAAAAAGAACAACGAGAATTAGCAAATACTATGAATGATTTAGGTAGCGCTACTGGGGGAGCTACGCAAGGATTAGCAATACAAGAAACTGTCTTAGATATGAATACTAACGCGAAAATAACTAATGCAGCTGCAACAGAAGCTTTAGCTACTGCGACTAATCATTTAACTCAAGCCCAATATAAAGATTTATTAGTAACTGCAAAAGCAACGAAGTATATGGGTATGGGTGAAGGCGGAATGGGTGTTGGAGGGAATTCTGTAGGGACTGTTGCTCCAGGTGCAAGATTAAGTCCTAATGCAGCAGCATCTGAAAGTGCTAGATGGGCGGAACAAGAAAAATTAAGTCGATTAAGTAGTTATACAGGAGTCGCATCTAGTCCAGCGAGTCAAAAATTAAGAGATTTATATCGAGTTAGTACAGAATCACAATTACAAGACCAGATTAAACAATATGGTGGCACAAGTGGTTATTCATATACTCCGAATCAATTTAAAACCCCTGGACATACAGATAAAGGATATGTTAAACCTACTGAAAATAATGTAAATATAAATCTTAATGTTACAGGTAATATTAATACCGATTTAGATGCAATTAGCGAGGAGATAGCAACAAATATTAATAGACATATTGCTACAGGATAAAAATGGGATATTCAACATGGACATTGTCAGGATTAACACTTAACATAGAATCAATTAATTCAATACAAATTCCAGGAACTATTAAACAAAAAGTCGGGAAAGTTTTAGTTAAACACGCTATTG